AAATATACTAAAGTCTAGATTGTCAAAATTGCGTGATTCTTTAAAAGAATGCCAATCCGACAAAAATTGTAGTTTGAAAAGTTACGAGAATATTGTTGAAAAGTGTCAACAAATAGAGTATGCTATAGATGAATTGGAGAATTTAAAATGATAGAAGGAACATACATAGAAAAACTGATTGACCGTACAGTAGAAAGTTGGGGAAGACTCCTTGGCTTTTATGATGAAGGAGACAGGTCAAGACATAAAGACGGAACATTTAAGGGAGATGATACATCAACCCCCAACACAAATGAAGCGTGGAAAACTGGAAAGAGTCCAAAGAAAAAGAAGACAAAAAAATGAATGTGAAAATCATAAAATTAAAAAATCAAGAAGAGGTTCTTTGTGAATTGGTAGAAGAGAAGGATGATGTTTATGTGATTAAAAATCCTTGTGTACTTCTGCCAACACAGCAACAAAGCATTGCAATGGCGCCGTGGCTTCCTTTTGCTAAAATTAAAGAATTGAATGTGCCAAAGGAACAGGTTTTATTTATCCTTGAAGTGATAGATGAGATTGAAAAACAGTATGACCAACAATTTAGTGCTGTGTTTGCTCCTAAATCTAAAATCATTACGCCGTCTGGTCCTCTTGGATTAGCAAAGTAGCAACTTGAAAAGGATAAAATATGCAAAACAGTTTTTTACAAAGTATCATCAAGGAAACAGGAAATAAATATGCAACGGTTGCGAGCGATGGGATTGATGGTTCTGATGTTAGCGGTTGGGTTAATACAGGCAGTTTTTCTTTTAACGCCCTACTTTCTGGTTCTATGTTTGGCGGTATACCTAACAATAAAATTACTGCATTAGCAGGAGAATCTGCAACGGGCAAAACATACTTTGCATTGGGAATTTGTGATAAATTTCTTCGTGACAATCCCAACGCAAATGTTTTATATTTTGATACAGAATCAGCAGTAACATCTGAAATGATTGCAGAGCGTGGTATTGATCCAAACCGTGTTGGTATTTTTCCCGTTGCTACTGTAGAAGAATTCCGTCACCAAGCGATTAAAATTGTAGATGCTTACACCGAACTTGCAAAAGACCAAAAGACTCCAATTATTATTGTATTGGATTCACTTGGTCAACTTTCAACTTCAAAAGAAATGGCAGATACCGCAGAAGGTAAAGGTACGAGAGATATGACTCGCGCCCAAGTTATCAAAGCAACATTCCGTGTTCTTACATTGAAGTTGGGTGCGGCTGGTATTCCTCTTATTCTTACCAACCACACATATGATGTGATTGGTTCAATGTTCCCACAAAAAGAAATGGGAGGCGGTTCTGGTCTTAAATATGCTGCTTCAACCATTATTTATCTTTCTAAGAAAAAGGTAAAAGAAGGAACAGATGTCATTGGTAATATCATTCATTGTAAACTTTACAAGTCACGACTAACCAAGGAAAATTCAATGGTTGATGTAATGTTGAATTATGACCACGGTCTTAATCCATATTATGGTCTTATTGATATTGCACTAAAGTATGAGATTTTCAAAAAGGTTTCTACACGAATCGAACTTCCTGACGGAACAAAAGTTTATGAAAAGACAATCAACAACAATCCCGAAAAGTATTTTACCAAAGATATTATGGAAAAACTTGAAGAGGCAGTTGAAAAAGAATTTAAATATGGTAATATGTCTGTAAGCGAAGAAGAAGTTTTTGAAGAGTTAGAAGTTACAGAAGATGCTTGAATACACATATGTAAATCATCCCGCTTCGAAACAAAACCAACAAGCAATACAAATTAAGAACAACGAATATAAAGGTGTTGTTTTTACTTTTGGTCAGGTTAGTTTCTATGAAGTAGATGACACACCACACATTAAGTTTGACTATAATGTTCTTGAAGGGGAAGACCCCAAATCAGAAGACTTTACTGAACTTCTTGGTGACATTGTAGTTGATATATTGGAAAGAGAATTCGAGTCAAATAATGAACAGGGAGTTTTTGTAGATGCATCAGACTATAGAAAAGACGATACTGAACAGCCTGCTGAAGAATGAAGTATACGCAAGAAAAGTAATTCCCTTTCTTAAAGATGAATATTTTCACGATAAGATAGAGAAACTAGTATATTCTTCAATATATAAGTTCATAACAAAGTATAATTCTCTTCCACCAAAAGATGCAATTGATATTGATTTATCAAACGCATCAATTACAGAAGAAGAATTTAAAGATGCTAGTTCTTTAGTAGAAGATATTAATGTTGAATACGATTCGAACGAAGAATGGATAGTAGAACAAACCGAAAAATTCTGTAAAGATAAGGCAGTGTACAATGCGATTATGGAATCAATCCATATTATCGATGGCAAATCAGAGAGCGTCCAGGCGGAGAACGCAATACCCGAAATCCTCTCCGAAGCCCTATCGGTCTCCTTCGATACAAGTGTCGGACACGACTACATCGAAGACGCCGAAGACAGATTCAAATTCTACCACAGAGTAGAAGAGAAAGTTCCATTTGATATTAGTTTGCTTAATGCTATTACAAATGGCGGAACACCATCAAAAACATTAAACATTGTAATGGCGGGAACTGGTGTTGGTAAGTCACTCTTTATGTGTCATCACGCTTCTTCTTGTTTGTCGCAGGGATTAAATGTACTTTATATTACTTGTGAAATGGCAGAAGAAAGAATTGCAGAACGCATAGATGCAAATCTTATGGATATAACAATGGATGAACTAAAAGAACTTCCTGAAATGTCATATGCAAAGAAGATTGGCAAGATACAAAATAAAAATTCGGGTAAACTTATCATAAAAGAATACCCCACTGCAACTGCAAGTACTAGTCATTTCCGACATTTGCTTGATGAATTATCATTGAAAAAGAAATTTAAACCAGATATTATTTTTGTTGACTATCTTAACATTTGTGCTTCATCACGAATGAGGATGAATGCAAATGTAAACTCATACACATATATCAAAGCAATTGCGGAAGAACTCAGGGGATTGGCAGTAGAGAGAAATGTCCCCATTTGGTCTGCTACTCAAGTAAATAGAAGTGGATTTACATCTAGCGATTTTGGTTTAGAAGATACATCAGAATCGTTTGGTTTGCCAGCCACGGCAGATTTTATGATTGCATTAATTGGAACAGAAGAACTCGACCAACTAGGTCAGATTCTTTTAAAACAACTAAAAAATAGATATAACGATTCTGCTACAAATCGAAAATTTGTAATTGGAATCAATAGAGCCAAAATGAAACTTTTTGATTTAGAAGATACTGCTCAAAAAGAACTAATCAATACTGGACAAAAAGATAGTTTTGGTGTAGGATTTGACGGTAATAATTACGACACGAAATTTACAAAGGCCAGCGACGAATTTATCGACTGGAAAATCTAGGAGTTCTATTATGGATAATGATAGAGATATTAGTAAAGAAGAATTGAGAGAATGGGAAGAGTGGGCAAAAGAGTGGATTGCCGAACAACAAGAAGAAGACAATAAAAAGGAAGAAAGCAATAAAGAATGACTGCCTTTGTTGATAAAAAATTTATCAATAGAATTTCACCAACACTTAGAAATTTTAAATGGAAAAAAGAAAACCTAGCAAATTGTTCTTGTCCTATTTGTGGTGATTCACAAAAGAACCAAAGAAAGGCTAGGGGATTTTTCTATCAAAAAGGAAATGACTATTTCTATAAGTGTCATAATTGTGGTGCAGGTCATAACCTATATAATTTCTTAAATCAAGTATCCCCGTCATTGTGCAAGGAATACCGACTAGAAAGATTTCGTAATGGAGAAACAGGCCAGTCAAACTATAAAAAGCCGAGGGAAAATGAATTGTTCAAATTTATAGATTCAAAACCAAAATTTAAAAGAAAAGATGAAGTTCTAGACCAATTAGAATGTCTTTCAGATTTACCAAGTGAACACATTGCTGTTCAGTTTGCAAATGTGAGAATTATTCCCAAGCAACATTGGGGAATATTATACTATACCGATGACTTCGGTTCTTTTATGAAAGAACTTGACCCATCGTGTGCGCCGATGGATAAAGAAGAACGATTGGTTATCCCATTCTTCAATCAAAGTGGAGATGTGGTTGCCGCTCAGGGTAGGTCATTGAGCATACACGATGAAATGAATGCAAGGGCAACAGCAAAGTATATCACCGTAAAATATGACAAAAGTATCGACCGCCTTTGGTATGGTCAGTGGCGTGCAAATCCAAACAAAAGAGTGTATGTTGTAGAAGGTCCGATTGACAGTTTGTTTCTTACTAATGCGGTAGCGATGGTGGGTGCAGGCGCACTAAGAGTAATACCCGACCGCTTTGCAGATACACCAATGACATATATTCTTGACAACGAACCACGCAATAGACAGATTTGTAGTTATATTGAAAAGTTAATTGAGATGGGAAAAGAAGTTTGTATTTGGCCAGACACCATCCTCGATAAAGACATTAATGATATGGCACATCATATGTCCACTCGCAAAATACAAAAGACGATTAACGAAAACACATATAGTGGATTAGAAGCAACTCTTCGTTTCCGTGACTGGAGAAAAGTGTGAATAAAAAGAAAGTAAAAGAAGCAATTAAATGCCTTCTCCAGTATGGCTGGATGTGGGGATACCCAAAGCACATTTCAAAAGACGGTTGGGATGCTTTACACACTTTCTATAAAGTAGAATTGAATGGTGGAAAAGAGTTTGTTCCAGATAAAACAAACAGAGCAACGACATGAAAATTAAAGTTTTAGATAATGGACATGTTGAATATGCTGACCATATGGGAAACGACCTAACAGTTGTTAATGCCGCTAGAGTATCTTTCGCAAACCACAAAGAAGAGTTTGAAGAGAAAGATGAAAAACTCATTCGTTATCTTGCAAAGCATAATCACTGGACACCGTTCGCCCATCCACAGATTACTCTTCGAATCAAAGCACCTGTTCCTATTCGTGTTCAATTCTTTAAGCACAAGCAAGGATTTGTAGAAAATGAAATCAGCAGACGATATGTTTCGTTTACTCCAGAATTTTATCATCCTGAATGGAGAGGCAAACCAGAAGGAAGTGCAAAGCAAGGTTCGGGTGAAAAATTATCTTGGAGTTTGGAAAGAGATTCTTGGGATTATTCTTTAGATGAATTATATGATAATGCTTTACATTTATATGAACGAATGATTGATGAAGGCGTTGCACCAGAGCAAGCACGATTCGTTCTCCCGCAAGCAATGTATACGGAATGGTATTGGACGGGTTCTCTTGCTGCATATGCAAGATTTTACAAACAACGAACTGATCCTAACGCCCAATGGGAAGTTCAACAATATGCTAAAGCGGTTGGAAAAATTATTGAGCCGTTATTTCCAGTTTCTTGGAACGAACTAATCAAATAATATAAATACCCTAAAAGGAATAGTAGATAATGAATTACATTAGTGACATCCTGCCCGAAGAATTTCTTC